CTGAAGGTTGCGACCAATATCACCAAGCTGTGTAAGCATGCCAAGGTCAGCGCGGCCAAGCTCAGACTGTACGCGGCCAATATCAGCGGTTGTACCAGCAAGCTGTCCATATGCCTGCCCCAGTCCGCCCATAAGCTGTCCTGCTTTTTGAGATCTTGCAATAGCCTCTGCATAGTCACTAGGCAATCCAGCCAAAGAGGTTCCAAGACTACCCATAAGTTCTGATCCAGAAAGAGATCGTTTTTGCTGATCTTCAAAGGCTTGCTGCGCTCTTCTGGCGGCGTCTGCATACCCTGTTGAGCGCAACTGAGCGGCGGTTCTCGCCTGCTGATCCATTGTCGCCCTGCCAAGTTCAGCTTGAGCTACACCCTGTCTAGCACCACCAAAAGCGCCAGAGCCTACTGCTCTTGCGCCAATATTCTGTTCTTGTATTTGACCCTGCCGAGCAATGTCTTGCATCGCTTGGTCAATAACATCTTGTTGATATGGGTCCATATAAGCTGAAATGGAAGCTGGCGAAAAGCCCATCATGCCAGAGCCAACAGAGCCAAGGCCTTGACCAATTGCTCCAGAAGCCTGCAACTGACGAAGGCGAGCAAGTGAATCACTAAATTTTTCAGCGCCACCTGTTGGGTCCATAATTGTGCTAAGTCCGCCAGAAAGCGCTGCCTGCCCGCCAAGAGTTTGTCCAGAGGCTGCTAGCGTAAATGGAGCATAAGATCCAACCATTCCCGGAGCTATGTCAAGAGCCTTCTGCTGGAGTGGGTCAAGCCCAGCTACTTGCTGTTGTGGAAGCGATATGGGTTTGTCAAGAAGTCCGGTCGCTGTTTGCGCTCCAGAGTCGTCAAATTCACCAAATGCTGTACCAAGAAGGCGCTGTTCCAGACCTTCCAAATAAGGGGCTAGGCGTTGTACTTGTTCTACTGTTTGAGTAGCCATTAGGCCATCCTTTCAAACTTATCCATCATACTATACATGCGATTTATGCCTTGCTGAACATCACCGCCACCAGCGCCCTCTACTGCGTCACGGGTCATTACGAATTCACCAGCAGTCAACATGGCCGGAACATCATCTTGAGTTCCTGAACCCTCATTAGGGTCAATCCCACCATCACGGCGCGGATACTGTGCTAAACCGCCTTGATTGTAGTTAATCCCACCCAGTCTTCCATATTGCTTTCCGCCTGCATATGGCCTTTTTTCCCAAGAGCTTCTTGTGTCTTCTTCTTCATCGCCAGACAAAAGTTGCGCCAGCAATCCAGCGGCAGCGCCCTCACCAAGTTGAGTATTAAGAATTTTAAACAACATGTTATCACCGCCCATGCCAAGGCCCTGCAACAATTCAGCAGACATGGTTTGAGGCTTGACGGCTTCTGTTGGGGCGCTTGTTCCTGTGCCTGCTGGAATAATCTTTGATCCTGTTCCAGCAGCTTGAGTATTTCCAAACCTTGCCATAGACTCACCTGGAGACATGCCAGCAGTCATCCTCGCAAGATTTTGACCATCTGCACCAGCAGCTTGTCCAGCCTGACCAAACATCGTTTGCCCAATGCCGCCTAACAACGCTGATTTAAGTGCGTCTTTGGGTTTCTGGCCAGTCAGCAGACCAATACCACCAGAAAGCAAAGCGCTCTGAACTGCTGGACTCATTGTGCTGCCAAACAAACCGCTAGCAGCAGGCCCCAAAAAACTACCGGCTACAGCAGGTAGCGCTATTTTGGCTAGATCATCTAAAAAACCCATAGTTCAAATCCTTATTAAACACGAACAATTATACAGGAAATTCCTGCTATGTCACTATCTTCACTGTTCCTGTGTCATTCCATAGTGAACCTACTTCCAACCCTGTTGGGCTAGTGGGCAAATCCGTTAATGTAATCTTTGTACCGCGCATTTCGCCCGGGTTACGTTCTTGCTGGATGTAGTTATCCAGCGCTCTTACTAAATCTTCCATATAAGCCATAGTATATTCTTCTGGAGCCTCGGGAAGTCTTGGTGGTGGCAAGGCGCGAGATGACATTAACGCCTCCCATCTTGACGAATATCAACACGCGGACTACCTAGCTTCCATCGGACACCAGAACCTGATGAGTCAAGGCGGAAAGCAAAGGATCTTCCTCTGGCTCTTATGTTTAAATTTTCTGTAAACTGCTCTACTGGTACGGTTGCGGTTCGTGTTGCTGTTTTTGTTTCTGTTTGCAGGTAGTTTCCGCCCGGGTAGTTTCTGGCTTTAATAGTAAAATCGACTGCTGGATTTACAGCCGCAGAGCCTTCAAACTTAACATCTGGAATAATCCTCTTTAAAAACGCAAACTGTTCCCCGTCTCCAATATCCATTTGACTGGACTCAATGAAAGACTGCATCGGAACTCCGTCATCATCCTGACCAATCTCGTGATTATAAAGGTAATTACCACCAGCGGCTATAGGATATTGCCGAATACCACGATCAATCCATGCGCTTCTGCTTAGTGTTCCGTAATACCAAACCTTTTCCAGATAGTTGTATATCACATACCTATCGTTTTCTTCAGAGCTTGCAGAGGGGTAAAACCAAATAACCTCCCCCCACTGTGAGTTAACCCCAGAAACAACCTTTTCAGACTGCCCCTTGTTAAAGTCAGTAAATACATAATCTCGAACTGTACAAGGTAGCTGTGTGGTTTGACCGGCATATACATAAAAGTTATCAATACCCATCCAGAAAACGTAGTCTTCTGTAGCCACCGCAGCTTTTGGCCCTATAATTGTGATGTTAGAAGCAAGTTGCTGCAAACCAAATGTAAATGGTGGCCCAATAAAACGTAGAGAATGAAGGGACTTGTCCGTCCAAACAAGAACCTCACGCTTAGTCTCCACAGCCTGAACAAAAGTAGACCCAGAGCCAAGGCGCAAATCACCGGCTGTGTTGGTGGCTGTCGCCGTCCAGTCGGTAATTGATTCTTGGTCAGAAAAGCGGATCAACAAATTGTCTTGATCTGTGCTGCCCTGTGCGTTACAGCCAAAAGCTATAACATGTCTATCCAGATCAGAAACCAGAACCTGCTTTGCAATGATTGGCGTGTTAGAAGCTCCACCCAAGGTTCCAATTTCTACAGCCCTTGAAGCCAAGCTGTTGGTTTTATCCCAATAATAAATTCCACCGTCACGAGGATTAATAATTAAGTCTTCACCAAAATTATCGTGCGACCAAAGACGAAGCTCAGATACCGGTATAATACCGCCAGCGGCAGAGGAACCCCATCCAGTAAAGTCTAGTTTTGGATCAGAGTTTCCGATAGCCAGAAACACAGTCGATGCGTTTGCGTGACTGTCAGCGGCTGTTCCGTTTACACCTCTTGTCAGGCCGGTTAAGTCATTTCCAGATTTTCCAGAATATGTCATTAACTCTCGGTCAATTAAAATTGTACCAGTAGACGGGAATGGGCTTGCATTAAGAACTGTAAGTGTGGTGTCTACTGCCGAAAATGTACCGCCTTCATTTACGATTGTTTGCAAACCACCAAGAGTACGTCCGCCATAAAGACCCGCGCCCCAACCTGTGCCACCAACAGTAGTGTTTAGACCTGTGTTTATTTGATAGCTGCCAACAACGCTCGCTCCACCATTGCCTGTGTCAGAAGAGTTTGCTGGAATAACAACTGTTATCGTGTATGAATTGCTGTCGATAACAGTGTCAATTTGATATTCATCGTTGAGAATAACCGAAGATACAGACCCACCAAGACTGACAGCGCCACTAAAAGTAACAAAGTCACCAACCACAGCGCCGTGGGCTATGTCTGTTACGGTGATTGTTGTCGATCCATTGGTGGCAGAAAAGGTTACATCACCCGCTGATGTGGTTTCTCGAATTGGAGTAATATCAAAAAAAGCTTCACCTTCTTCAATGTAGTATTTAACTGTAGTGCCAATACCCATAAAATTGGAGCCGTCTATCGCTACCCAGTTATGGAGCCGCCTAGCAGTGCCAACAAAGGAGTTAGAACTGTACTTTTGCCAGCCGCCAATCTTCTCTGGGTAGCCTAAATGAAATCTGATTTTGTCCCCATCAAACCAGCCGCCCTCGTTTGAATACGAGGTGTATTCTCTGTTGACGCCGGGCCTAAATTGTAGCTTTGTTAATGGCATGTTTCACCTACGATGGCTGCGTTATGCTGGTGCTGTAGAATGTACCCACCATGATATCTGATGCTTTAGCAAAACTTGACGGGTTTTTTAGTCGGAAGCCAAACCACTTATATCCTGCGGTTCGTGCAGCGGCTGTGTTGTCTGTAACAAAAGATATAATCCCAGTATTATAATTACCGCCTGCGTATGTAATGCTGCTTATCAAGCCATCGGCATCCCAAACAATAGAATAGCTTCTGCTACCACCAGTGCTGCCACTTGATCCAGCGTCCCAACGCGCCACAATGTTCGTTGTTGTGGAATCAGATGTGCCGCCGTACAAAAGAACGTGTTCAGAGTTTGCGGCAACATCCTCGTTTTGCTGAATACCAATTGACGCGGTGGTAATAAATCCTGTCCCCGCGCGGAATACAGGCTGATACGCAATTTGGTTTGCACTGCCACCAATAGCAAAAGGTGTCGCCGTGCTACTAATGGTGGTGAGGCCAACGCCCCCCGAAGGAGATATATAGCCCAGCCTTATTGAAATATTTCTGGTTTGTGTGCCTGCACCAGCGTAGTAATCACTAAAACTAGCAGCGCCGCTTTGCGGGATGTTCACATTTGCGGCGTTGTCAGCCACAAGACTGCCGCCTCGGTAATACTCGGACACAGAATCTGGAGCAGTACCACCAAAGGTAGTTCTAAACTGAGACAGACTAATTGCTCCAGAATCTGGCAACGTCATTATCTATATCCCTGAAAAGGCTGTGATATCGTCTTCAACATCCAAGTTACCGGCAGATGTCATGCGGATTTTTGTGTCGCCGCTATACTGAAACAGCAAATCAGTGCCGCTAAGAAGAATTGTCCAGTCTCCAAACTTAATAGAGTTACCATTTGTGTCTAACTGAGCGCCTAGTGTTGGACTAGGGTCATCAACAAGACTGGTGCTAATACCATCAATCTGTGTCTGAATATTGCTAGTAACACCATCAAGATAGCCAAGCTCAGTAGAGCTAATAGTAGAGCTTACAGCAACTTTACCGTTGCTATCGGAAAGCAAGGCTCTTTCTGGGGTTAGGTCTGAAGAAGCAATTGTTGTTGCTGCGCCTGTTATGTTTGCCTGTTTACTACTGCTAAGACTGTCTATTTGTGTTTGGGCGCTACTGGTAAGACCTGTAATGTAGTTAAGTTCAGTAACATTAGCAGTGATGCCGTCTAGAACATTAAGCTCGGCAGCGGTGGAAGTTACCTGCGTTCCGTTTATTTCCAAAGTCGTAGCATTAACGCCGCCAGTTACAGACAACGCACCAGTAAAGTCTGCAACCGCAGCACCCGCACCCGCGCCATCTGCGTAAATAATCTTTGTTGCCCCAGTTGGTACGGTTGCATTCCCCCCGCTTCCTTGGGTAAACATAACAGATTGAGCCGTGTCGTTTTGGACGAAATAAATTTTTGCTTGATCATTGGGGCTGATTGTAACGGTGTTAGTACCTGAAGGCGTCCCTGTAAGAACCAGAACCTTGTACTGCCCATTACTTAAAACACCGTCTGTCGTAGTAAGTGTGTGCGAAGTACCGGCAATTTCAATCGACACCACTCCGTTTAAAGCACGGTCAATAATTTCAAAATTATTGTTTGAAGTCGCACCCCAAGTTCCGGCCTGTTCACCGGAGCCGGGCTTTTCAATACCAGTGTTAGAAGTGTATGTACTAGGCATTTAAACCACCTTATTTATTGTATGGTAATTGGATTAATTGTTGTCCATGTATCGCTATCAGTACGAGTTATCTGTTCCCAAAGAAGGCGACCATCTGTTGTCATAATAAAGATTGCGCTTAATTCAGCCGTAGAAGGCGATAAAAGCCCCCCTAAACTATACTGTATAAACACCGCCTCTATTTCAGAAGATCCGTCCACTATCATACTTGCAAGAGAGGTTAAAGTAAAGTCAGCGTCCATTTCCCCGATAGCGGGGCGGACACGGACAGCAGTTGAAATTTGAGTAAAGTCAAAATCTAACTCAGCGCTAGTAAGTAGTATAAGACCACCAGATGTAGACTGCGTGAAGCTAGCCGTTTGTTCAGAAATGGCGGATAAAATAGTCCGTCCAATAGAAGATTGTGTGAAGTCAAACTCTAAATCAGAGTTTGCTACTTGTATACGAGTCCCTACTGACGTTTGTGTAAAGTCAGCCCCTAAGTCTGCATCCGCAGTTTGCACGAAACCACCCAAAGAAGATTGGGTAAAGTTAGCGATTTGATCAGAAGATCCAAAACGGATAAAGGAACCTAAAGAAGATTGGGTGAAGCTGCTTATTTGGGTAGAGACACCAGCTAAAGTTCCAGATCCTACGTTTACTTTTGTAAACGTACCTATCATCTCGACAGAATTAAAAAATAAAACCTCTTGATCAGCTATCGCAAGAGATGCTAGGGCGGATTGTCCAAACATTAGTTAGTATTAACTCCTACGGTTTTGCAGGCCAAGTCACGCTAAAAGGAAATCCAGCTTGTGCCGGAAGATCACGAAGCGCCTGACGGTAGGCAGTCATGTCAGACGACATAGTAATGTCTGACAAACCCATCCAATCTGTCTCAGTGAGTAACGTGTTTCGATGTTCACGAACTGTTGTTTCTGCCTCGGCTTGTTCCTTATTTGCCGCCGTGTAAGATACTTCCCACCGATCAATATTATACACAGGTGTGCCACGCTCTAAGACTTGCACTAGCGGGTCATAGCTTGGTTCTTCGGTAGACCTAACTTGATACACATTATAGCTTGCAAGAAGTTCATCGCCAATTGTTTTGGGAAAACTCGTGTGCGGATTATCGCGTTGCAAATCCTCATGCGTGTAGGGGAACTTTTCTATTTCCCCGTTTAATACTTTCACTAAAAGCATGATCACTCCTTAAACTGAGTATTGATAAATAGCACCGTTACCACTGGGTTGCCCACTACCCGCAACATACATCTTTGAGCCATCAGGCTTAAAAAATAAGTCCATCGGCTGGTTTTCCTGTGTGATGACAGAAAAGCTAGCTGTGGTACTAGGTATAGGGGAGCTTGGGTAAGTAGCTGTAGTTATATCAAAAGGCGTGGACAATGAATATTCATAAACTCTTCTACCGTTTAATCCAGTAAAATACATTTTTGTGCCAGTTGGGCTAAAAAACGTCCCGCTGGGGTTACCCTCATAGAAATTGGAACCACCCTGTACTAAATAAGGAGGTTGTATTAAAGCAGAAACCCCATCATTAGAAGCTGTACTTAAATCCCAAGCAGTACTTAATGTATATGAATGAATCTTGTCGTAGGTCAGTTCCAAAATCCATAGTTTATAACCATTATCTTTAAAAAATATTGAGCCACTTCCGCCAGAACCAAGATGGTTGCTAGCAAAACTTCTAACATAAGAAGCTGTGCTTACATTCCAAGCGGTACTTAATGAGTATTGATAAATGACTCCGTAATACGCAGAATTTATGTCAAAACCGAGAACATACATGTGTACGCCAGTAGGATCAAAGAAAAGAGTGGGGCGGATCTTTTGATTGTTCTGGCTAGTTACACTAAAGCTAATCGAAGCATAAGAAGCTGTACTTAAATCCCAAGCAGTACTTAATGTATATTGATAAACTGTTTTGTTAGCATCGCCAATGACATAAAGTTTTGTACCATCTGGTTTAAAAAAAATCCCCGGACCGTTCTGATTGGTTGAAGGTTCTTGAAGACTTGTGTTCAACGTGACGTTATCGTAGCTGGCATTACCTATGTCAGGATTTGTCCAGATTACCCCGCCTACCGCACCAGCAGCGCCCATTTGTACTTTCCTAGCTAACGTCATGCCATTGCATTTCCAGCTTGGAATCCGTAATAAGTCGTTCCACCATCCTGAGTATAAAATGTAAATACATCTGTTTCACCGCTAGCTGGCGCGGTAGGCGCAGCGCCACCGGGCCAATCAACTGAAGAAGGCCACGTTAAAGTTACCGTAGCTGATGGAGATACTTTTAGTGTAAATCCAATTGCAGTACCACTAGCTGGCGGGGAGCTAAATACATAAGTGGTATTACTAGATGGCGCATGAGAGAATATGTTACCGGACGCTAAATTTAACGTGCTTCCAGATATAGATCCAACACTCTCTGTATGTGGGGTTGGAGAAGGGAGGTTAGTTAGGTTTGCCCCACTGATTGCTGGAAGGGTCGCTGGGAAACGTGCGTCTGGTATCGTGCCACTGCCAAGATTAGAAGCATTTAAGGCTGTAAGATTTACACCAGAAACTGCTGGGAGAGTAGCAGGAAAACGCGCGTCAGGTAACGTCCCTGATGTCAGGTCAGAGGCTGAGGTCGTTACCGGGAGATTGGTTAAGTTTGCTCCACTGATAGCTGGTAGCGTTGCTGGGAAACGTGCATCAGCAATCGTCCCTGTAAGCTGTGAGGCATCAATAGACTTGTTGGTAAGAGTTTGAGTTGCTGTTGTGCCTACTAATTCTTGGTTGCCCCCTGCGGGTAAAGTAAGTGTGTTTGTGACACTAGCTGAATGAGGTTGAGGTTGTATTGTTTGTGCATGTGCATTGTTAACCTCACAATAGAACTTAACTTGTGAGCGCGACCCTGTTCCTGTACGAATATCAACCAAGCCATCCGATACTGACACACCCCCACTTGATCCGTCACCATCAAGATTAACCTTGCCCGAACCGTCGGGCAAAATGTCTATGTTTCTGTTAGATGTACTAACTATATCATGTGTAACAACGTCCAAGTTTCCACCAAGCTGGGGAGAAGTGTCCGCAGCTACGCTTGCTATGCCACCAGCGGGAAGATTAGTTAAGTTCGCACCGGATATAGCTGGAAGCGCTGAGGGAAAACGAGCGTCTGGTAAAGTTCCACTGTTGAGATCGGAAGCTGAAAACGGCTGTCCCGAGGCAAATACAATATTGCCCGTCATTGTGCCACCCGCTTTAGCGAGCTTTGCGTCTAGTTGTGTTTGTATACTAGCCGTCACGCCTACAGTAAAATTTAGCTGTGCGGCAGTGGCGGACAAATCTGCAATTTGATCTACTTTAATTTTTTGAGACATTATACATTCTCCAGTGCTTCAACTCTTGCAGCTAGTAAATCAAAAGCCATTGGTTACTCCTAAACGGCTGTAGAACCAGCCATATCATCCTGCGCCATCACCCACGAATAGCATTTATCTAGAAAGGCATCGCCGCTGCTAGCGTTGATGTCGTCTAGGTTTGCGTGGTAGCGTTTAAAGTCTACCTCACGAGTGTCATCGGTTGGTGATGCCGTAGCGTATGCCGATAGGTCAATCATCACTTGAAACTTCGGGTCTGTTCCACGTTGACGAGAGATTGCTGCCGTTACGATACGGTAGTATGCGTTGTTGAAAGCGATGCCGTATTGTGAGACACCTTTTGCGATTGTATTTTGAATAGCCATTTTATTTTGCTCCTTTTAAGCGTAAATAGTTTCGACTGTGCGGATGTTAGCCACAAAACGAATGTTGTGTGATGCTTCTCCAGTTGCTGTTATTGTTAGTGTGTTTAGTGAATTGTCAGCGGTCAATGCAAGCCCCCAATTAGGTGTGTTATGAATTACGGTTATTGCGCTGTTAACAAGAGTTGTTGTACCAGCATCATTAACAATCATTCCTTCGACTTTCCAACCAGCATAAGAGTTAACACCAGACTCTAATCCAGTAATAA